TCCCGGTAAAAATTATGTAATAAAAGAACTTTGGCATACTAAGAGAAATTTTACTCCTCTAATTGAAAAAAGTGATAAAATAATCTGTTTATACCGAGAAAATTGGTTCGAACAGGTTAGTTCTTTATTATATGCGTTTAAAACAAACAAATGGCACTCAAAATATAGTGTTGAAAGATTAAAAGAAACCATTTCTGAAGAGGAGATATTAGATTATTACGAAAATATACAGAAAGGTATTAAAGAAAAATTTCAAATATTCATCAAAGAACAGGGCTTAAAGTCACTGACTTATGAAGATCTTTATTTAGGACAGGGCATTTATGACATTAAAGATCATTTTAATATTGAAACCACCCATATATTCCCATTCAGTGGGCGTTATTTAACTAAAGACAATCCCTTAATATAATTCAGCCATAATATGAACTCCAAAGTATTTATCTAAGTATAATAACACATTTAGATGAATATATTTGATCCACACATATCGGGCTCCCTATCAGTATCTGGTTCGGGGGAAATTTCAGGCGATTTAACGGTACTTGGTACGTTGTTTGCAACAATTTCCGGTACCTCACAAAACGCCGTTTCAGCTTCACATGCTGCAATGTATCTATTAACCTCTAGTTTCCAGACATTTACTGGTTCATATACTACTGGGGCGTTTACCGGGTCATTTAAGGGCGATGGTGCTGGTTTATACAATATCCCAGCTAGTGGGGTTACGGGACTTAATTTAACAAGAATTGCTGATGGTAGTGCGACTGCGTCTATTTCAAGTGCAGACGGTTTAAGAATTAATACAAATACCGAAATAACTGGTACATTAAAAGTTAACAACTTTAACTTAGGTGGTAATGATATTGTTGAAATTACCCTTACAGATGGTGGTGGAAAATATTATGTTAACGGTGTTAAAAATCCAAGGTTATCGTTTATTAGAGGATTTAAATATAGATTCTATTTTGATAATAACAATGTTCACCCATTACTTTTTTCTTTAACCAACGATGGGGAACATAATGGTGGAACAGTATATACTACAGGGGTAACAACTGGGTCAACTCCATCATTTTACGTTCAGATCGATGTTACAGATGCTACTGCATCAACTTTATATTATTTCTGTGACCATCACGTTGGAATGGGTAATTCAATTTCAGTATATTCTGATTTTTTAAATGCACAATCTAGTGTTAACCTTACTAACGTAGACACGGGAATGTTTGCCACAACCGGATCAAACAACTTTACAAATATTCAAAGAACAAGTGGCTCATTAGTTGTAACCGGATCTGTAGATGTCACAGGGTCAATTAATCTTTTTGGTACCGCTAATATAAGTGGGTCAATAATGTTAAATGGTCAAGCAATTGGTACTGGAAAGTTAGATGAAACAACATTTAATTCATATACCTCTTCAAATGATGGTAGGTTATTTGCAATTGAAAATTCTACATCGTCATATAACACATTTACCAGCTCAATAGATACCAGAATTAAGAATGAGATGAACGAAGAAAACGTTATCTCTGGATCAATTCAAGTTATATTAACTGGAACCACAGGTTATTCGACATTCAGTTCAAGTGTGTCAACAAGTGTTGGTGCATTAAGTTCTAGTATTGAAACAACCACATCCGGCCTTAGTTCATCTATAGGTTCTTTAAGTTCATCAGTTGCAACTACAACTAGTGGTTTAACTTTATCTATAAGTTCTTTAAGTTCATCGGTAGCTACAACTACATCTGGGCTAAGTTCTAGTATTGGAACAATATCTTCATCATTTAGTTCTACTAATGATACTCAAAATGGTAGACTAGGCACTATTGAAACTTCTACAGGTAGTTTAAATACATTTACTAGTTCAATAGACACCACAATTAAAAACAAATTAAACACTGAATCAGTAATATCTGGTAGTATTCAAGTTAATATTACTGGTACAACAGGATATAGTACATTTAGCTCAAGCGTGTCAACAAGTATCGGAGCATTAAGTTCTAGTATTGAAACAACCACATCTGGATTAAGTTCAAGTGTTGGTAGTATATCATCTTCACTTAGTTCTACTAACGATACACAAAACAATAGATTAGGTAGTATCGAAACTTCAACTGGTAGTTTAAATTTATTCACCAGTTCAATTGATACAACAATTAAAAATAAACTTAATACAGAGTCAGTAGTATCTGGAAGTTCACAAATTTTAATTACCGGAACAACTGGTTATTCTACATTTAGTTCTAGTATATCAACAAGTATCGGCGCGTTAAGTTCCAGTGTTGGTACCGCTATTAATGGTTTAAGCTCTTCTGTTGCAACAACAACAAACGATTTAAGTTCAAGTATTGCTTTGACAACATCTGGGTTAACATTGTCTGTGAGTTCTTTAAGTTCTTCGGTGGCAACAACCACATCTGGATTAAATTCAAGTATCGGTAGTTTATCTTCTTCTGTTGCAACAGTAAATTTAAATCAAAATAATAGATTAGACTCCATTGAAGGAAAAACAGGTAGTTATGCAACTACTGGATCAAACATATTCCAAGGTAATCAAACAATTACTGGATCATTATATATTTCACAGGATTTAATAGTCGCTGGGTCGTCGTCAATACAACACATTAGTTCTTCTATAGTTAATATTGCCGATAACATCATTACAGTAAATGCTCAAAACCCAGCAGTAAGATTCGGTGGCCTTGCTGTTATCGATAGTGGATCTTCACCACAAGTATCCGGCTCGTTATTATTTGACGCCACCGAAAACGAATGGATATTTGTTCATCAAAATCAAACAGCGGTAACCTCGGCTTTATTAATAATGGGGCCAGAAACATACAATGATATTGGTAATGAAATTCATTTAACAAATAACAGATTAGTTAAATCAACTATTGATGAACACGTTGGTGATAGTAATATCACCGATACTGGAACTAAGGTTTCAATCAATTCAAATACCGAAGTAACCGGAACACTAAAAGTAACGGGAGTTATCGGTAGCCCAACTATAACGGCAATTGAAACATCCACATCAAGTTTAAATACATTTACCTCATCGTTATTAACTGCAATAGAATTAACGGGATCAAACTTAACCGTTAGGGGTGACTTTTTAGTTAAAGGTACAACAACAAACGTTAATACAGCAACGCTTGATGTTGATAATAATTTAATAAATTTAAATGGTAGTGGCGCGACATTTGCTGGATTAAGAGTTAAAGATACTACAGCACCAAGCCAAATATCGGGATCTTTATTATGGGATTCAGCAAATGATTATTGGATTGCTGGTCAATTAGGGTCAGAACAAAGAATAGTTAGAGAAACAGAATTTAATACAGCTGTTACAAGAATTGGTAACGTTGAAACCTCAACAGGTTCATTAAATTCATTCACATCTTCTATTAATACAACAATTAAAAACAAATTAAATAGTGACGGTGTTATAAGTGGTTCCGTTCAAGTGAATCATAACGCAACAACAAATTATGATGCAAATCAACACATTGATCACACGGCTATTTCAATATCTGCTGGTAGTGGTTTATCTGGTGGAGGTACAATAGCAGCAACAAGAACATTAACATTAGATACTGGATCTTCACATTTTACTAATGGAGTTAAAGCCAAAATGAACACAGATGGTGTTATATCTGGATCATCACAAGTACTATCAGGTACAGGCATATGGTCTGGATCTGCACAGTTACCATCAGGCGTGGTGTCAGGTTCATCTCAAGTATTAAGTGGAACTGGTATATGGTCCGGATCGGCACAACTACCTAGTGGGGTGGTATCTGGATCTTCACAAGTGTTAGCTGGGACAACGATTCACTCTGGTGCATTCTTTAATGGTATTAGTGTTGTGTCGGGCTCTGGGCAAATTTCATTCAATGGTATAACAGATAAACCAACATTGGTTTCTGGCTCATCGCAAATTACTTTCTTAAGTATTAGTAGTATACCGTCTGGATTAGTTTCAGGTAGTTCACAAGTATTATCGGGAACAGGTATATGGTCTGGTTCTGCTCAATTACCAAGTGGTGTTGTGTCGGGGTCTTCACAAATAACTTACGGTTCAATATCAGGAATACCGGGTGGTATTGTATCAGGTTCAAGTCAAATAACTTTTGGATCAATAAGTAGCATACCGTCAGGATTAGTATCAGGTTCAAGTCAAATAACGTTATCATCTACCACTGGATATGGTTCGGTTTTAAATCAGGCGGTTTTAACAACAAGTGCTCCAACATTTGATCAAGTTATTACTAGTAACAATGGTAACGGAACAAACTTCCGTATAGGAGATGACGTTTGGATTGGTGATATAAACGCAGCTAATACATTTAGAATACAAGGTGTACAAAATGCGGCTAATGCATATATAGTATTTGGTAATGGTGATGCAACTGCTCTTGGTAGAGCAAGCACAGGTGCATTAACATATGGTGGTAACACGGTTTATCATGCGGGTAATTTAACCAACCTTAATCAACTTACTAACGGTCCCGGTTACATAACAGGTATTAACTCAAGCGCTGTAACAACGGCATTGGGTTACACTCCATATAACGCAACCAACCCAAATGGATATATCACTGGTATATCGTTTGCTAACGTCTCATCTAAACCTACAACAATTAGTGGTTATGGAATAACAGACGCAATCACAACGGGCAATATTGGTTCACAATCAGTAAGTTATGCGTCAACTGCAGGGTCTGCCGATCAAATTGATGGCATTGGAATCAGAAACACAAACACGGGCGCAGTTGCTGCCAATACATTAGATTCAAATGGTTTTACATATGTTACCGATGTTGATGGTAGTAGTAGTAACTTAACTGGTAACTCAACAGATGGCGCATTGTATTCTCAAATATATAGTTCAAGCTGGCAACACCAAATATATGGTGATTATAGAACTGGTATCATGTATGTTAGAGGTAAGAATAGTGGTACTTGGCAATCTTGGAAGAGAGTTGCATTAAGTAGTGCAACAACGTTCTCAAGTGTTACTAGTTTAACATTTACACATAACTTAGGTACTGCAAATTTAACTGCGCAGGTGTTTGATACAAACGGAGACATGTTTTTCCCTTCTAATATAAGAATATCATCAACACAAGTGATAGTAACTTTTGCATCATCTAGATCAGGAAGACTTGTAGTTACAGGATAAAATCATTATATTAGATTATGTTAAGAGAAAATGTTGAAGTAAGTGGTTCGTTAAACGTAAGTGGACAATATATCATACCTAGAGGGCCAAGAGCAAATAGACCAACTAGTCCCGATATTGGTTCATTATATTTAGAAGAATCAAGTAGTGGGAGTTTTGTTGTAACATATACTGCGTCTTCAAACTATGATGCTGGATGGGAACCAGTTGGTTCACAAGATACTGATAGAACCGGTTTCAAATATAGACAAGTAATTAATTTTTCTTATTTAGCTGGCGGTTATAAAGACGCATCCCCTTGGAAAAATGTACATAGAACAACAAACGCAACAGACCAAACGGTTCACTTAGGTGAGTTAATGGATTACCCAGCGTCTTATACTTCAGGCGCATGTAGCAAAAGTATTTTATTCGTTTGGTCAACAAATACTGACGGTGCCTGGAAATCTGCAACACAAATACATTCAACATGGACAACAGGTGTTCACATGGTCAATGAAACAGCATATGCACATCAATCTAAATGGGATTTAGCAAATGCAAGAGACGATTTAGGAACTTTATTCCAGGAAACAGAATTTGCTTGGGTATTTGGTGGGGGAGTTGCAACAGTCGAGAAATTTAATTTGACCAATGAAACAATGTACAGCGTTTATTATCAAGCGGGTGCACCATACATTACAACAACAACATCTTTAACAAGTAGTTTAGGTGCATCAGGATTTTCAGACGAAAATTATGGTTATGGTTATGGATCTGAAAGCGGTAATAAATTATTCTTTGCTAACGATACATTCACAGCAAATCAACAATGGGGAGCTAGTGGTCAACAAAAGGGGATTAGTTCTAAAATTGGTAAGGGGTATGCTGGAAATGAGGGGACATACAATGGTGGTTACAACTTAAGAAGATGGAATGTTTTCACAGAAACCAATATAGGTAATGTTGCAAAACCACACGGCAACTGTGGCGAAGAAAATTTTACAATGGGTCAAGATCATCAATACATGTTAGGTAATTATGACGGCCTTCAAAATAATACTAGTTGGAAATTTATATATTCGACAGACACAGGAACAGTTAATCCTAGCGGTTTAGCACCAGGAGTAAATGGAGGTACTTCATCCGGGCATTGTGGATGGAGAGCATAAAAATTATATTTATTATATATGATACACGAAAATATTGAAATTAGCGGTTCTTTGAGAGGGCAAGGTGTAACAAAGCCACCAATAGGTACCAGAGCAAATAGACCAGGTAGTCCCCAAACAGGTTCTTTATATTTGGAACAAGCGACTAGTGGTAGTTTTTTAATGGTTTATGTTGGTGTAAGTAACAACGATAGTGGTTGGGTTAGAGTATCATCACAAGTAAATGCTAACGTTGGTTTTAAATTCAGACAGATAATTAGTGTGTCATATCTTGCGGGAGGGTATAAAGATTCTTCCCCCTGGAAAAACGTTCACAAAACAATTAACTCCACTGATCAAACAACACATATTGGAGAGTTATTAGATTTCCCCGCTACATACACATCAGGGGCATGTAGTAAATATGTCTTTTTTGTCTGGTCAGTAAATGATGATGGTGCGTTTAAAGGACCTTCTTCGGTGCACAGTGTTAGAACGTCGGCGATTAATATGGCGAACGATACGAAATATGCTCATAACTCTAAATTTAATATTACCACACCTAGAAGTGATTTAGGTACCATGCACAAAGAAACAGAAACGGCATATATGTTTACTGGTGGTAGTTCTACTGTTGAACGATTTGATTTAAGTACAGAAACAATATCAACCGGTTTTAATTTATCAACAATTGATGGTAGTGATGGTGGTTCTGCATTTTCTGATGAAAACTTTGGTTATGGATGGACATCAAGTGCGGGTATTAAAATGAGTTTCGCAACAGAAACAATTGCATCATCTACTCAATGGGGCGCACATTCACAACAAAAAGGTATTAGTTCTAAAGTTGGAAAGGGATATGCTGGAAACGAAGGTTCGTATAATGGTGGTTATAACCTTAGACGCTGGAGCAACGCTAATGACACTAACATTGGCAACGTATCAAAACCTCACCCTAACTGTGGTGAAGAGAACTTTACATTGGGACAAGACCATCAATATATGTTAGGTAACTATGATGGAGCGCAAAATAATACGAGCTGGAAATTCTTTTATTCAACAGATACAGGAACAACCAGTGTGAGTGGATTAAATCCGGGGGTAAACGCTGGAACATCATCAGGACACTGCGGATGGAGAGCATAAAAAATAATTAAGATATGATATACGAGAATTTAGAAGTTAGTGGTAGTTTAACATCAGACAGAGTTGTTAATAGACCACCTAGAGGTACCAGAGCAAATAGACCTGGTTCACCATTATCGGGCTCATTCTATTTGGAAGAGTCGACCAGCGGTAGTTTCTTAATGTTATATACTGGTGTATCGAACATAGACAACGGGTGGGAAAGAATTGCTGCACAAGAAACAATTCCAATTGCTTTTAAGTATAGACAAGTTTTAGCATACACATATTTGGCTGGAGGGTATAAAGATTCTTCACCATGGAGAAATGTCCATAAAACAACAAACTCAACAAGTCAAACAACACACATTGGTGAATTGTTAGATTACCCAGTATCTTATACATCTGGCGCATGTAACAGAAATATATTATTTATTTGGTCAGTTAATGACGATAGCGCATGGAAAGGACCAGATAGTATTCATGGAACCAGAACATCTGCAATCAATATGTTTAATGACACAAATTATGCACATCAATCTAAATTTAATACAGGTATTGCCAGAAGTGATGTTGCCACTATGCAAAAAGAAACAGAGGCTGCCTATCTAATTTCAGGTGGTTCAACAACTATAGAAAAATTTAATCTATCAAATGAAAGTTTTGTTAGTGGTTTTGGTGTAACATCAATAAATGGTAATGATGGTGGTGCCGCATTCTTTGATGAAAGTTTTGGTTATGCCTGGACAAATAGTGGCGGTATCAAGTTTAATTTCTCAAATGAAACACCATCATCATCAACACAATGGGGGGCGCACGCACAACAAAAAGGAATTAGCTCAAAAGTAGGAAAAGGATATGCTGGCAATGAGGGGTCTTATAATGGTGGTTACAACCTAAGAAGATGGAGTAATTCTACAGACACAAATCTTGGTAACGTTGCAAAGCCCCACCCAAATTGTGGAGAAGAAAACTTTGGAATGGGTCAAGATTGGCAATACATGTTAGGTAACTATGATGGGACAGGGCAAAACAACTCAAGCTGGCAATTAGTATATGCAACAGATACTGGATCAAACGCAGTAACCGGATTGGCTCCAAGAGTTAATAATGGTACCTCATCAGGACACTGCGGTTGGAGATAATAGTTGACTTTATGAAAATTTTTAAGTATATTAAATAAAAAAACAAATATGGAACAAGGTTACAAATATGACAGATCTAACTTTATCAATAATCCTTTTGATGAAAAATTAATGCAAATATCTGAAAGCATGTCATTTGCGCTACCAAAATACAAAGCGTATAATTTCGTAGGCGGTGCACAAATAACTCCATACGCAAAATTGAAACAATGGTTATTAGAATTGAGAGGTAGAGAGGACGCTGTGGAACATTTGGAATATACTGTTAGAAAAGCTGAACTTGAAATTCAAATGGACGAAGAAAGTAAAGAATTTATTGCCGATGCAAAAAGAAAAGAAATGGTGGATCTAACAATAGCGGACAAACATGTTGATTTAAGAAAGTTCAAAAGAAACCTAAAAGATGCTTACAGAGAAAGACAAGGGTTTATTGATTTAATTAAAGAATTTTTGGAAACGGAGGATGCTATTCTTCCAGACGGAACTAGATTAATCGATGTGTTCGGTAATCCAGAATTAGAAGAAAAATATGAGCATGAGTATTGGACTATTCGTATGGCTAAACAAGCAATGCTTGACATGATTTCATATGGTAGAATTGGTACAGGTAATTTAGATTCTATTCTTATGATGGACCCAGAACAGCAAAAGCAAGTGCTAACACTCGCATCAGCATATACCATTTCAATTGATAAAAACATTAATCAATTAATGTCACATGCAACAACAAATAATTTTACAATTGAAGAGTCATTAAAGAATCAATTAAAATTAACAGAACCAAATAAAACAGAAACAGAAAAATTATTATAATGACACATATACTTTTTAAAGTACAAGGGAATACTCCGGGTTATATACAATTAGTTGGAATGTATTTAAACTACAATTATGGTAGAATAGCGGATGAGTATAATGATATGAGAGTTGAGTTGAATAAACTTGGAGCAATAATCATTCCAGAAGAAGTTGCTAAAGGTTTTGTATTTGCTGACATATACAAAGACTATATTAGTGTTAGAACTAATTCGCATATTATGGATGAGATTCCACAGTTAGCTGAATCTGGTGAACTTGAAACAGAGAAAGTAAAATATTTTCTTACTGATGAAGATAAATTAGCTGCGGTATTGTTTAATAAAGCAGCAATGAAAAAGGTTGTTGCAGATAGATTTTCAGAAAGATATAAAGAACTTATGGTCGACGCTTCTACCTTAGAAAAAGATACTTGGGAAGAACAAAAAAGAGAAGCGTTTGGTTGGACTGCTGATGAAGATTATCAAACACCGATTATTGATATTTTGTGTGCTGGTAGAAATATTGACAAAGCAACATTTGTTCAAAAAATTATTAATAATGTTACAGCTTACAATACAAAGTTAGCTAACTTATTATTAGAACAACAATTGTTGGAAGAAAGAATCAAAGCATGTGTTAATATTGGTGATTGCCACAGACTTAAACACGAAAAATTTGGTGTTGCTTTAAGTAAACAACAAAGAGAAGACGAAAACATTGAAACAACACCACTCACATTGAGAATGGACTTTTAAATTATAGTTAATGAATTTAGCGATAAATGGAACTTGTGCTAAAGGTTGTTCATTTTGTTTCACGAAAGAAGACGCAAGATTAAAACATACATTAGGAGAAATGGATATACAAATGGTCGATAAAATTATCGACCATTATCGTCTAAATGATCCTAACGAAGAAATCACTATACTTGGTGGTGAACCAACACAGCACTCAAATTTTATTGGAATATTAAATCATATATTTTCTAGAGGATTTAAAGTAAATCTTGTTAGTAATTTTCTGTTTGGTAAAACTACCAGAGAATACATAATAGAAAATATTAAGAACATTAGGTGGGTGTTTCCAAACGCTGCAGAACTTAATGAGAAAAATAGAATGGTTATTTTCAAAAAGAACTATTTGGAAATATATAAAGCGTATGCAAATACATGGGGTTTTGACACTAACCCAAGATTGTATTTGGCTTTAACTATGTCTAGTGATTGGAAAAGTAGAAATTTTTATGAGTATGTTAAGTGGCTATACCATGAACTAGATGGTAAAATAAACGCAATAAGACTGGGTTTAGACTTAACCGGCACCTATCTGATCAACAATAAAGAGATGGGAGCGGAAATGACTAAAATACTCAAATTTGGTTTATATAATCAAATAAAGATTACTTCGGATTGTCAAGTACCCCCATGTCTTTGGGAGGGCAAAACAAAAAGATCTGTATTAGAGAATTCATTAAACTTTGCTACGTTTAAGATACCTGAGTATGATACAATATGTGGATTTATGCCATTGGATATATTCCCAGATGGCAGTTCGATTCATTGTTATCCACTAGAAGATAAAGTAAAAATCAAAAATGTTTTGGAATTATCGGGGGAAAATGGTATATTAGGTCTACGGGAAGAGTTTGATAAACTTTATATCGATAATCATAAAAATTATTCAATACCACAGGGATGTTTAGATTGTGTTTTTTATAAGACAGAATGTAACGGAATATGTGGTGGCTGTATAGAAGGTAACAAATGACAAAGAAAATATTTTCAATACCGTTTAATCCGATGTTAACGGAGGAAGCGTTTACAAATCAATTTTATCCATTCTTAGAAAGAAATAAAGAATGGATCTATGACATTTATTTTACTTGTAGAATACCACCATTTACACAAGATGCGATGGGTGCGGTCTTCAGAGAAGAGGATAGAGATATTGTATTTGAAAACGCAATGATAATTCAAAAAGCATTGGGTATTAAAATAAGTGCGACGTTTAATAATGTTAACATCTCGCCAAATTATCAGAACTATAGATTGTTTGTTGATAATCTAAAACCTTTATATGAAAAAGGATTAAGATGCATAACTATTCCACATGGTCATTGGGTTGCAATGGGGTTAAAGAAACATTTCCCTGAAATGGAAATTAAAAATACCATATTAAGAAAGGTTGCAACTGGACAAGACTTTTGGTATAATGCAGATCAAGGCTTCGACTATATTAATCTAGATAGAATTTTAATGAGAGATGTTGAAGAATTAAAAAACATCAAGAGAGCTCAATTAAAATATCAAGAAGAAAAAGGTAGGTATGTTAAAATATCATTACTTGTTAATGAGGGTTGTCTAGGTAGATGTCCGGTAATGGATGAACATTATACCTACAACAATTTAAGAACAAATAATGAACTACCATATTTTCATCATGAAATATCTAAAGTAACCTGTGAGCATAAATGGGAGAAAGATATTAATGCTTTCTTTTTTAAGACTGGAACAATACCGCCATTCAAAGAAGAGTTCGATGAGTTCTTGGAATATATCGATGTATTTAAAATGCACGGTAGAGATAGTTTCAACCGTTTAACGGAAACCATGGAAATTGTTGATTCATATGTTCAGGGCAAAGAAGTCTTATCAGAAACATCACACATATATCTTGATGGGATTCCCCATGAAGAGTTAAAAGGTTGGAGAAATAAAATAAAGAAATGTAAATTCCAATGTTGGGATTGTAATTATTGTGAAATTGTTGCAGACCATAAAAAGAAATCATATGGACTTAGTTAAACATATAGACGATTCAATTGAATGGGGTGGACTTGAAGTTTCTAAATTAACTCAAGACATTTTAGATATACATGGGATCACCAGTAATAAGGTAAGATGTTTTCTTAATAACCTTTGCAATATTGACAACGCAACATATCTTGAGGTTGGGGTATTTCGAGGAGCCACATTTTGTTCAGCCATTTATGGTAATGACATTTACTCAATCGCTATAGATAATTTTATGTCACCTAATCTAACACCTAAAGGGGTTAGTCAAAAATTAGGTAACTATTATAAACACAATATTGATGTTTTGCCACAAGAAGAGTTTTTACATAATGTTAAAAAATTTGGTGACGTTAAAAAAACTTCAGTATATAAAACAGATTACCACACATTTGATTTTAAATCATTATCAAATGCAGACATCATTTTTTATGATGGTGAAACAAAATACCATGATCAGTATGTTGCATTAACAAAGATGTTACCGATTTTTTCAGATGAAACAATTATTATAATGGATGATTGGAATTGGGACAGCGGAGCATTTGAAAAATTTGTCGAGGATAATAATTTATTTATAAAACACTCGAGACAATTATTCACATCCGGAGAAGATGCGAATGATTTTTGGAATGGCCTAGGTATTTTTTTAATAGAGAAATAGTTGTCTTTTCGCTTGTTTTTGTTTATATTAGAGTTAATAATAAACTTTCTTTAAACAAAAAAAACATGAAGAAAACAATCAGAATGCTATCGCTAATGTTAGCATTCCTGTTTACTACAACGTTGTCATTTGGTCAATACAGTAGTAGCGCAATTCAGAAAGGCTCAGAACAAGCCCTAAAAGTTCAAACGGACAGTGTCCCTAATCAATTACAAGAGATCGTTGTTACAGCAAAGAAAGTACCATTGATGACCAAAGTAGGCCCTTATGGTCAACCGCTTTGGACAACAATGAGAATGTTTGCATCCACAAGAGTCTATGTGATGAATCCTCCAGGTACTGCAATGTACGAGAAGTGGTTTGATATTAGACAAAGAAGAAATGGACCAGCTCAAATTAGAATGAGAGATGAGTTCACTTTTGGTTTAGGTAAACGTTTACAATTAGATCTTTATTCTCACACGGTTTATGATGGTGAAAACGGTGACAAGGAATTCAAATGGAGAGGATTCTCTTGGGAGTTCCGTTACGCGTTAGCTGACTGGGGTAAGTTGTGGGGTAATCCAACATTGTATTGGGAAACTAAAATGTTAGATGGTCGTTGGGGTATTGAACCAAAATTATTACTCGGTGATAGAATCGGTAAAAGTGGTATCTGGGGTTTCAATGCTATCTACGAAGGTAATCTAGCAGATAAGAAAGAACTCCGTGAAGATGAGTATGCGTATACCGCATCTTATGCAAACATCATTAATAATGATTTAACCCTAGGTGTTTCACATATGTTTAGGTATAATGATTTTGATGGTGGCTCACAAGAATGGTATCTTGGACCATTGTTACAATATCGTTTTAGTAACAAAGGTTATTTAAATGTTGAACATATGCCAGGTCTTAATCAAGACGCAAAACAATCACGAACCACAATTATATTCGCATGGAGATTTTAATCAAAGGGCAAGAGTTCCTTGTCTATTTAATATTCATTATGTTCGTAACGGGTATCCTCAAAGAAAGAGGATACCTTATGGACATTTTCAGACTGCTTGAACAAAAAGTTAAGTCAAAGAGAATGGTAGTATTCTTAGTATCGTTATTCGGTGGTATTCTACCCATCCCTGGTCGCGTTGCACTATCAGCATCAATGTTGAATAGCATCGCACCAATTGATAATAAGAAACGTAAGAAGTTTGGTATCATTGATTACCTAGCAACACATCATTATTATCTATGGTCACCATTAGAGAAGACAGTAATCATTCCTATGGCGGTTCTAAGTTTAACTTATGTGCAGTTCATGTCATATATCTGGCCATTACTTTTAATTTCAGTATTATATGTGACATACTATATCTTATCATTAGATGATGATGAAATAGATATCGAAGTTAAAGATGAACCCATTAACATTAAAAATATTACAATGGTAGTGATTCCATTTTTTGTGACGATATTAATGTGTGTTTTCCTAACGGAATTTTATTTTGGATTCTTTACTGGATTCACTTTATGGTTAGTATATTACTCTAAAAGCTGGAACAAAATAATGGGTTACATTGATTGGGAGTTAATATGGATCGTTGCTTTAGTTATTATTTTAGGTAACCTTGTTGGATCTTACTATGATGTAATAGAATCATATATCAAACAATATAACAAGCCAGAATATATATTAATAGTTTCTGTAATATCATTTCTCTCGTCATTTATGTTAGGGTCTTCCGCAAAGTACGCGAGCATTGTTAGTTTATTAACGAGTGTGTTTGGTATGCAGTACTTTGTTCTATTCTTCACATTAGAATATTCAGCATATTTGATCTCACCATCTCATAAATGTTTACCGATTGGTCAGAGGTATTTCCATACGGGGTTTATGACATATCTTAAAGCCCTAGTTATTTGGATATCTCTTATGATGACGTATGCTCTTTTAACCATTTTATAAACTTTACTTTTTAAATAAAGAAATATATATTAATAAAGAATTTAAAATTATGGAGAAAATTACATTAAAATTAGGAGACATTCTACAATTAGAAAGCGAAATAAACGGATACACTGATCCACAAAGCGGTGAAATTGTTTACGAGGGATTTACTAAACAAAACCTATCAATCATTTTGAAGTATGAACTAAGTGATTTCTCAGCAACACTTAAAACTGAGAGGACTAAGGTTGATTCATTAAGAGATGAATTGATTAAAAAATATGGAGAAGATGATGGTAAAGGTGGTATTCTAGTAAAAATGTACAATGAGGTTAAAGACGAAGAAGGTAACATTACCGGAAAAGTAATTAACCCACAGTATGTTGAATTTGATAACGAATATGGTACACTTTTAAGTCGTGAAATCGAAATTGAATATCCAGAAATCACTAAACAAGATCTAAAAGACGCGGGTAAAACCAAAGACAAATATCTGGTACTGTTTAAATTAATTAAAAAAGAGGGAGCTAAATAAGCTCCCTTTTTATTTCTATCTTCATGTTACCTATTGAGTATTCTCCTGGCTCGTAATGTGGTATTGATATTCTAAGTGTTCTTAATGTTGTAATGTCATCATCTGTAAATGGTTCCATCTCATAAATCATAACGTCAACGGTATCTGTTAGCACAAATTTCGACCTTAAATCATATCGCGTGTGCTTCTGTTCATTATTAATATAATCCTCTGGAATCGTCCCTAAATCGATTTTATCGAAAAATGGTTCTACCTCCATTAGTTTGTTTTTACTTCTGGTTGTTAAACCCATTGAGAATGTTTTATATTTAAATTCTTTTTCTTCCCAATATCTCATTTGCACAAAAGCCCCGTATTGTACTCCCCATTTTCTAACAAAGTTTCTATTTGAGGAAACTTCATATCGAAGTCTATCCTTTTTGTAGTCGTCACTGAACCTAGATGTTTGAGAAACAAAATGATATACTATTGCGCTATCACAAGTTTTCAATTCATATCCTTTTAATTTTGCTCTTAACAAGAAGTCATCGTCCTCACAAAATGCTGGAACAAAACTAAATCCATCAAACCCCCCAACATCATCAAACATTTTCTTATAACCACTCATAAAGAAAACAGCCCCATCATAAATGTTATCACTTTGATTCCATTGTTTAACAAACTGATTAAATTGGTAATGATCAAAATTATCAAACCCAGATCCCATATCTAATAATACTTTACCTGGGCGCTTATGTCCCTTAAAGATCGGGGGTTCAATTGTTGTATATGATAATAACATGTTTGGTTTTAGTAATCTATTAATAGCTTCTAAGAACCCCTCACCAATAACCATATCATTGTGAATGAGAACTACCTTTTCTGTATCAACTAATTTAATCCCAGCATTGTATGTGTCTGAAAATGTTAAACGATCATCATCATGTATAAAAGAAAGATACTCATCGTCTAATGACTCAAGCCATTCTTTTGTTCCATCACTTGAACCACCACTACTTATTGCTAATGGTACGTTTGGATATAACTCACGAAGATGTTTATAACACTCTTTTGTTAAATCTAATTTATTATATACAGCAAGTACAAATGTTATATCCATTATAAATTTTTTATGTAATTTTCTAATTTGTCTGAAGGGGACCAACCTAGTCGGTCAATTGCATCGTTGTTAACTCTAATTGTTTCTCGGTAATTACCTTTTTGTTCGGTCATGTAAACTTTTACACAACTAAATCTTTCAATAAACATATTCGCCACATCATTTATAGAATAGTTTTTACCGGTTCCAAGTTCCCAAGCGTCGTCATGTTGCTCATTACTTTCAGCGATCTTGATTAAACCATCAACAATATCATCTATGTGTGTGAAATCTCTTCTTTGTTTACCGTCACCTATAATAGTGATTGGATAATTCTTTTGAACTTGTCCTCTCCATAAACCAATTACAGCAGCCATATGTGAATCAACTAATTCACCTGGACCATATACGTTATAGAATCTAACTATCTGTGCGTTTAAATTGTAAACTTCTTTATACATCTTGATCCACTCTTCACCCATATGTTTAGTCATAGCATATGGTGACTTCATTGGTATGTGCCATCTTGAAGATGATCCGGAGTATATTAATTTTGATTTATTCTTAAGCGCATAGTCAACCACTTTCTTTGTGCCATCAACATTAACAGAGAATGTTAACATCGGATTTTGAAATGATGGTTGTATTCTACTCAATGCAGCTAAATGAAAAATATATGTGTATGGTTTGTCTTCAATGTTATCCATAGCTCTCACGTCACCACCTAAGAAGTTACAACCGTTTGGTATTTTTGCTTCATTACCTATCGATAAGTTATCGATCACATCAACTTCATAACCTTTTTTAATTAATGCCAAAGATAATGCATGTCCAATAAATCCACAACCCCCGGTTACTAAAACTTTTTTCATATTGAACTATAAAGATTGTTTTGTTTTTCTTGTTTATCAATTGTTTTGTGATGTTGTATACAATATACTTCATCAGTCGGTAGTGTTGAAAAGTATTCACCACCAATTATTCTTTCATGTACCCTACCATACCATGACATTTTGGTTCTATAGATTCTCCCCTGCATATCAGGAAAATTAACCCAATTCTTTTCATTAACATTCCATCCCCATTTACTGATATGTTCTTCAGTTAATCCATTAACAGTATTGATTCTTGGTACAAATATTAAATCCACATTTGGGTTCATCTCAAGAATCGTACTTATATTTTTAACCAAGTACTCATCAATCATTTCATCGGCATCAAGTTGAAATGTATAATCACCGGTACAATATTCGTTTAACTTATTTTTCCAATCAGCAAAGTTATTGTTCCAATCAAATGATCTCCAAGTTTGAACATTTGGTTTGATATTAAATGGTAGCAAGAAATCTAAAACTTCTTTGCTACCATTTTTCTCGTCGAACAAGATCACAATCTCATCCTGTATTCTTTTGTGTTCCAATAAGAAAGGAACTAATCTTTTTATTTCATCTAATTCATTACATACTGTAATTGCAAATGATATTTTCATTAATTAATTTTTGTTAACTTAGGTAAAACCAGTTGAGTTTGTTTTGGTACACTTGGAACATCTTGAATTAATTTTTTAAATTCTTCTCTCATGGCATCCATTGAAAACGCCTCAGCGTTTTCTAATCTTAATGCTTCAGATCTTTCTAAAAACTTTTCATAGTCTTTATGTACCAATTTGAAAACTTCAACTGCTTCATTATAATTTGCTGTAAACCATTTTGAATCTTTTAAAATAAATGCATCAACAGCGCTCTCATGTACATCAGTAAGCTTACCACCAATCATGATTGCTTTATTCATTGGTAAGAAGTCTTTGTGACCAGACCAGTTAGATGCAATGACTGGTTTTCCGGTCATCGTGAATTCTAATAAAGGTCTACCAAATCCTTCCCCTTTAGTTAAAGTAACCATCGATTTAATTTTTGGGTGATTATATACTTCATTCATTTCTTCGTTTGTTAAATCACCGAATAACAAATAAACTGACGGTGGGTTCTTTACGTCTTTCAATAAGTTCTCAATACGTTGTCTAAAATTTTCTCTTTCTTTAATTGAGAATGTCGCTGATGACGTTTTTAAAACAAGTGCTGGTCTATCATCACCCTCATTAAATGCGGCAGCAAAACATTTGATTAACATACCAATATCTTTTCTATCTTGTCCAAGATCACCTTTTAACCAGTGACCAACAAATAGAAATGCAAAGTCTTCTTTAATATCTAAATCAATTCCTTTGTAAACATTGTTATATACTTTTTGATCAACACCTTCAAACAGAACACTAATAGGTTTTTCTATTTTATATTGTTTGATTAATTTACC